CGCTTTCTGCGTTATAAATAACCCTCGCTACGATATTACATACAAGCACAATGAAGAGGGTGAAATAGTAAAAGACGAGAACGGCAAGGCTGTTATATTAAAGCAAGAGCCTACGGAGTATCATTCATTGACAGAACAACAGATATGTGATGATGTTCTTAATAAGTGGGTCGGTGATGATGATAAGCGAACAGGAGCGGTTTTATTCTGCGTGTCTGCCCTCGGTCTTGAACACTTGCATTGCGTGTTTGAAAGTGAAAAGACGTTCCGCCCATTGTCTGCCTTGAAAAAGCTTTTTCCTAAAGTACATATTGAGATAACCAAAGGAAACAAAAAGCAAGTCGAGGACTATATAAACAAGGTCGGCAAGTTTGAGGAAAAGGGCGAAAAGATAATCGCAAAATCACAGGTCGGTGAGATAAAAGGCTGTCAAGGCAAAAGAACTGACCTTATAAGCCCTGATCAGATTAAAGAATTTATCTTGGAAGGCAAAAAGCCACAAGAAATATTTTGGGAATATCCTCAAACGCTAAAGTCAAAAGGTGTTGTTGAAACACTCTTCTATATTCACCGAAAAAATACCACGCCTATTTGCCGTAAAGTTAATGTACATTGGCTCTTTGGTTCTACAGCCTGCGGTAAATCTTATAGTTATGTTGAACTCTGTGAAAAATATGGTGTTAGTGAAGTATATCGTGTTAATGATTATGCGAACCCTTTTGATACATATCAAGGCGAAAAAATTCTCTTTCTTGATGAGTTTCGTGGTAATCTTCCCTATGGTACACTTTTAGGCTTGCTTGATGTGTATCAAGGACAGGTTCGAGCGCGATATAACGATAAAGTCGGCTTGTGGTCTGATATTTACATTACTTCGCCTTATACGCCTTTTGAACTGTATCAAAATGTTTCTGAACGTAATGACGATATTGACAAGTTAGAGCAGTTTATCCGCCGAATTGATGATATAGTTTATTGTTTTAAATACACTGCATTCGACAACAGCGGTATATTTTATTGTAAATATGATGTTGATTTTGATTTACATTCAGATAGTGAAATGATACGTGAACAATGTTCTCACGTTAAAAATCAAGTTGCCTGTGACGGCTTGTTTACAATTATGAATGGGCTTTCAACAACATTTGTTGAAAATAAATCGCAAAGTTAGTGTCACGAGGAAAATTTTTAAACTCTGAAAGGAGCAAAGCGACTGTAAGAGGTTAAAAATTTAGGCAATGGAACTTGTGAACGCAGTGAACAAGGTCGCTTGCCGTTCCGCCACAGCGTCAGCCGTGGCATAAGTGACACGATAAAGAAAAACCAACGTAAAAGCCAACGCCAAAACCGAAAAAGCAAAACAAGCCAAACAAAATAAAGTAAAAATATTTAACGTAAGAAAACGGCAATTTTACAAAGCCGTAAAAATATGGTATAAATAAATCAGGAGGTACACCATGAAGCAAAAAGAAATTTGCAAGGAAGAAATCAACCTTTTCTATCTGTGGCTCTGTGGCACGATAGGCAAGGAGAAAGGAGAGGATAAAAGGATTGTGTATCTGTGTTGCCCTGCTGAGCGTGATACGCTCCTCAGGCTGTTTCTTGAAGAATACAACGCTCAGCACCGCTATAGTGCATTTAAAAAGGCGTTTAAGCCTACCACACGCATTATTACAACAAAAAGAGTGTAGCCATTATAAACCCATGTACGCCAATACATGGAATGACTACACCCAAATAACACCCACGCAAAAGGAGTTATTACTATGAAATTTAAAGAATTTTATTACAAGGACTTTCGCCCCTCTTATTTAGAGGGCGTTGTCCGCTATCCTGAGCAAACTGATTATGTGATAGAGCAGAATTGCAAGCCGATAAACGGCAAGGACCTTTCAGAAATCGGTCTTTCTGACCTCAACAATCTTATCAAGCAATGTGATGATACATATTGCATTGACCGAGTTAAAAAGCTCCGCAGTGTCCTTAAACGTATCATGCGTTATGCTTATGCCTGCCGTTACACGTCCATTGACCTTTCAGCCTTTGAACTTAGGCGTTGCAGAAAACGCCCTGAAACAGTGCAACAGCTATCATTTACGGCGGAACAAGCCGCCTTTCTGACTTCGGGCGATAGCACTATTATTAAAATGTTCCGTTTTGAGTGCTTGACAGGTTTACGCCGTGAAGAAATACTCGCCTTGCGTTGGGAAAACGTTGACCTACCTCACCGCCGTATCTTTGTTTGTCAAACTGTTGTTGTGCTTAAAGGCTGTGCAAGGCTCGTTGACGATACCAAAAACCACAAGTTCCGCTATGTTGAACTTAACGAAACGGCTTATAAACTTCTTCTTTCTCTGCCTATTACCTGTGATTTCGTGTTTGGCAATCCACGCTCAAAAAATTTTCTTTCCCCTCGGCGCTATCATGAGGAATATAACACTATGTTCATTCGCAAGAATGAGGAATGGAAAAAGACACACTCAGAGGGCTTGCCACACCTCACTCCGCACAAGTTCCGTCACACGTTCGCAAGTCTGCTTACTGCTAACGGAGCTGATGTCAAGACAGTTGCCGACTTGCTCGGACATACAAAGCTTGACACCACAAATATTTATCTGCATAGTTATGATGATTTACGCCGTCAGGCGGTCGATAAGATACAATTAGATAATTAATTTAACGACCGTACTTTGGGCTTTTGGTCGGAGTGACCGGATTTGAACCGACGACCTCTACCACCCCAAGGTAGCGCGCTACCAATCTGCGCCACACCCCGATATCGTATATATTATACCCGATTTGGATACAATAGTCAAGAGTTTTCAGCCAAAATAAAAAAATTGCAAAAAAGGTATTGACATTCACATTCATTTGTGATATAATAAATAAGCACTCAAGAGAGAGCAGTAAAAAACAATAAAATATCGCGGGATGGAGCAGTTCGGTAGCTCGTCGGGCTCATAACCCGAAGGTCGTTGGTTCAAATCCAGCTCCCGCAACCATATTGGTGAGACTAAATGGATGCTCACCCTTAAAAGCCCGTATTATCGCGGCACAAATAGGGAACGACCCTAAACTTATGTATCACGGAGAGTCATCTGATTTATTCAGACTAATGCTCTCCGTTTTCTTTTTGTCTACTTTACAATTCCGATATGAGTAAAGTAAATATCGATTTCCTGCGTGATACTGCCGTTATCGTCTTTCAGCTTTTCGTGAACCTCGATGCGCGATACAAACGTGTGTAAGATTTCCTGAGTTAATTCTGTAATATCTGTGTACTTTTTAGCAAGCGCAGCAAATCTTGCGGTGTTAGCCGTCTGGGATTGAAGCTCCTGCATCGTATGCTTCAAGTCTGATATTTCCGCTTTAAGCTGATTCTGCTCATCAGTGTATCCCTGCGACAGCATTCTGAACTGATCATCATCAATCGTACCAAGAACGTGATCTTCGTACAACTTTCTGAAAATTATTCCGACCTCGGCAAGCCTTTTCTCGCTCTTTTTCAGTTTTTTGTTAGCTTCGGACAGCTCTTTTTTAGCAGCAGTATTTGACTCCCGACTGATATACTCAGCAAAATCATCTGTACGTTCTCTCGCAAACGCAGTCACATTCCGTATTTCATGCAGTACGATTTCCTTGAGATGACTTTCCTTAATACCGTGCATGGTACATTGTTCCCGACTATTTTTTCGATACGAAGAACAGATAAATTTCCAGTTTTCAGACTTCTCTCTTGCGTGTCTGTGAAAATATAACTTCTGTTTGCAGTCCGCACAGAAGACTATTCCGGCAAAAATACTTTTCTCTCCGCTCCTTGTGAACCTACGCTTGCTCTGCCTGAGTCGCTGAACTATCTCCCATATATTAATGTCGATTATCGGCTCATGAGTATTTTCAATCAGCTTGTGCTCGCTTTTGGGCAGCTTTAATTTCCGATGGTCTTTGTATGACGCTCTGCCGAACCTGAAATTACAAGTGTGTCCGAGATAGCTGACGTCCTCCAAAATATTTGCAACTGCGGTCGGATTCCAGCGGTAGGGATAGCTTGTATCAAAGTTAGAAATAACATTTCCCGTTTGACTGTACTCGTACATCGCAGGAGTGTATATCTGTTCTTCCTCAAGCCTGTGCGCGATCTGAGCCGGACCCAAGCCATCAGCGCATAGTTGAAAAATATATTTTACGACCAGCGCTGTTTCGGGATTGGGCAGAATTTTGTTGTGATCCTCCTGAGATTTCATGTAACCGTAAGGCGGACGTGAAGCGACTCTCTGCCCTCTTTCGGATTTTATTACACAGCTTGCCTTAATTTTTCTGCTTGTATCCTTGACGTGGAATTCGTTAAAAATGTTGTAGAATGCCGCCATATCGACAGCGGAGGAATCCGGATTATCGGAATCAATATTGTTATTGATCGCAATATAGCGGACATTTCTGCGCGGAAAATATTCCTCTGTGTATAATCCTACGTGCAGATGATTTCGACCAAGCCTTGAGAGATCCTTTGTAATTATTGTGCCGATCCTGCCGTTGTCCACATCGTCTATCATGCGTTTGAATGCAGGACGTTCGAAATCTACTCCCGTGTACCCGTCGTCAATGTAGAACGCGGTGTTGTAAAATCCATGTTCATCGGCATATTTTTGAAGTATATCTTTCTGATTTGAAATGCTGTTGCTTTCTCCCGCAAGCTCATCCTCGTGACTGAGCCTGCAATACAAAGCCGTTATCTTATTCGTGTCTGACATTATTAACCTCTCTTTCCGTCCATTATGCGGACTCTGTCAAACCGATTGAGATTACAGATAGTATATCACAATCGATTCTGAAAGTCCAGCGATAATCTATAAATTTATGATAATTTTTCAGCGGCGGATCTCAGCAAATATTTCAGCTTGTCCTCAGCTGTGGATTTTGAGGTCATATCAAACACCGAGTTGATGTTGTAAACAATTCCGTCAATGATCTCGGAACGACTTTTGATATACTTATCCTCAGTTTGCGTTATGCTGCCGGAGCAACAGCTTTCGTTTCTTTCTATAATATTTGTGTCCATATACCTCCTGCTCTCCGATATATATCGGAACAAATGTTGAGAAAATTCGTGTAAACAAATCAGTTCAGTCCTTTCGTTTTAAATTTTTTGTGCGAATTTGATACGCACCGATTTTACAATTCGTTATCATCAACCTCATAGGCGTTAACGATAACATCACCTTCGCCATATTCGCAAAAATTTTCAGCTATATTTTGTTCGGCAAATTCACGGTTGTTCCTTGCAATCAAATCGTCAAGGTTAACTTTACCCCTTGTCCTGCGAACGTTACGCACCGCCTCCTTGCGATACTCCGCTATAACTTTCGGAGGAATATCAGCCAGCTCCGACAGTATCATAATCACAATTTCTAGCTCAACTGCGTATCTGAACAAGCCTTTTGAGATTTTAGTTATCCCTGCCTCGCTACCTTTCACGATTTCATCTGCAAGATTTTTTGCGATGATATTCTTCTGCCTGCCGACTTCAATTGAGGAAACATACTCCCTTATCGCCTTGGCTATAAATTCTGAACGTGAGTGCGAAGTTTTCTCCGCATACTCATCACAAAGTTCCAAAGTTTCATTGTCTAAGCTTATTCCTATTTTCTTTGCCATAATTACCTCCGTTTCCTGCGGTATTACCTTTTGGTGCACACTCCAAAGGGCGATATTTCCGCATTTTTATTGATTTTTTACTTGCTGCGACACCTCCGTTTCATACTTTTGCAAATTAAGACTCCTTTTACTCGAGAGCCGAAAACCTCCGTAATTTCGGCAAAATATTGCGGTCAGCTTTGCTGTCCGCTGTGAGTGCGACACCGTCGCTTTAACTTGCAAATTATTAGTTATGCTTACTTTAACCTCTGCATATCCGGTATTTGTGCAGATTGACAATCGCCTTTTATTATCAGAATTAAAACCTCTCCCACATATCGCCCACAGCGGCTCACAAATAGCCTGTGTCGGCTTTTAAGCTGTTTCTGCTAGACTTACCCGACAAAAATTCAAGCCACGCAAATCGGCTTACGTTGCCTTTCTTTGCGTTTCAAACGGCGGAATTTCAATCCCCTTATTCGCAAGCTGACTTCTTATTTTATTAGCAGACATATGCAGTACTTCATCAAGGCTCATTAACTCGATTTCATAAACTTCATTAGCGGCAGGGTCAGTAACGTCATCAACAGGGTCGGCAGAATCACAAACAGTGACAGCGGATTTTTCTGCCTCAACTTCGTACTCATCAATCGCAAGCAACGTATTTAAAGGCTTTTCAAGCATTTCACTGTTACCGCAAGTGACAGCAGGGTCAGCGTTTTCACACTCCTTCGGCATAAGATTTCTGCCGTCACTGCTGTCACTTTTCATATCGTAATTCAGAATAATTATTCGCTGTCCGTTGCTGCGTTTGGATTCAAACGTTACTCCGTAATCCAGCAATTCATAAGCGTGTTGAATTAAATCTTTTTTGACACGATTTGAAAACATTTCTTTGTCCAGCAGAGCAGATAACTTTTCAGCAAGTTCAGTAGCAGAGCCTTTAAACTTTTTCTGAGTTACCATAAAGTCGTGAACAGCAAAGGGGAAATAGTCGGGTTCGATATTTTTAATCTCATCAGACACTTTCCATCTGCTGCTTTCAAACACAACATTGATCTCTTGATTTTCAATATCACGACCTACGCAATACAGTTTAGCTTTTCGACTTCCACGCTTGCTTTCAATCAGAACCATACTTCCGTCAACGCAACCGCTCAAACCTGTACTGCCTGAAATCATATTGAACGGATCGCCGTCGGAACACTTTCGTGTGTGATGAACCAGAACTATAGCTATACCAAGCTTGTCCGCAAGACTTTTTAGAACGGATAGTTCTTTGTAATCTGAACTGTAGCTCGACTCCGATTCGTTACGCACCATTTGTAAAGTATCAATGAAAACAATTTTCAAATCGTCAAACCGTTTCCTGCAGTATTCGATTTGTTCAGGCAGACCGTTTGAAATAGACTCCGCCATAATTGCAAAATGAAGATTATCGGACGGATCGTCTGTCAGTTCGTACAACCTGTTTTGCAGACGTATCAGGCTGTCCTCTAAACTAAGATATACCGCATGACCGCATAACGTTTCTTTTCCAAGCACCTTTTCTCCTTTTGCAATGGACAGGCACATATCGAGAGCCAGCCACGATTTACCGACTTTCGGTGCTCCTGCGAGAACGAACAATCCTTGCGAGATCAAACCGTCAACACAATATTCGATCGGTTTCATCGGAGTATTCATAATATACTCGCTGCT